AAACCAAGTCCTATTACAGCGCAGCCTGATGATGATTATGGATATACAATAACTATAACAGAATGGCCGGATACCGAATAATGCTAACATTCATACAATTTATTACAGAGAAAGCTGAATATAAAGCTCAAGAAGGCAAAACTTCTGTTGTTCATCATGCTTCAGATCAAGATTTTACTGAGTTTAGACCACTGTCTCACTTTGGTACTGCAAGTGCTGCAAGAGCAAGAGCGGTATCTTTAGGAAAAACACATGAACCGAAGAAACTTTATACCGCAAGAATAAGAACAGGTAATGTGGTTAGAATTGGTGACGATGCTGAGAACCATACACCAGCATCTATTCTTCATAGTCTTCATAAAGCTGGACATGTCTCTATCGGTCACTACATAAAGATGGATGATAAAATGAGGGCCGCTTCTAGTGAAGGTGAAAGAACAAAGTTGTTGACCGACTTTCTGAAAAGAAGAAAAATTAACACTATCACTTACAAAAATAGAGTAGAAGATCCGGGCAGCACAAGTTACATTATTACACATCCTAGTCAAGTAAGATTGTTAAGAAAAACGACAGCCCCGATTAATGTTGAGAGAGGCAAATCTAAATTAAAATGAAAAAGTTCAGTGAGGCTCTCGGTATAGAACACATAGAACCGTCAAAGCAGGTAGAGATACTTCCACCAGCACCTGTTGCTGAACAATCTCTACCCGCTGAAATGCCAGATCAGGCTGAAGACTATAAACTTGCCCGAAAGACGTTTCGCTCTTTGATTGATAAAGGTAATAATGCTATTGAAGATTTAACTGATCTTGCTAAACAGAGTGAAAGCCCTAGAGCATATGAAGTTCTTGCTACGTTAATGAAGACTGTGGGTGACACAACAAAAGACCTATATGATCTACAGAAAAAAACAAAAGATTTGATGAAAGAAGACAAAGCAAGACCTCAAGACGAACAGCGCATCAATGTAGAGAAAGCTGTCTTTGTTGGTAGCACAGCAGAACTACTAAAGAAAGTCAAAGGCAATGAAAACTTTTAAGCAATTTAGAGAATCAATAGAAGCAACCGCTGGTGTAGGTTTTGGTAAAGAGAGTTACAGATTCAAAGTATCTGATTTGATCTCTCATGCGGAACAAAAAGATAAAAAAGGAAACGACAAGTATCCTGTGCAGCATCTTGATCCAAAATCTATGGCAGATAACATAGAGGCTAGAAAAGGTAGTGAATCGCATGAAAGCGAAAGAAAAAGAACTAAAGCCGCCGATGTAAAATATCCTATAATTGCTACTCATAGACCAGAAGGCGGCCTTCATGTTCTTGACGGTACTCACAGATTAGGCAAAGCAATAGAAGGCAATCATGAAACAATACCTGTCAGAATTGTGCCTAGAAGCCATTTAAGTAAGTTCAAAGTCAAAGATTGATGCTAACATTTAAACAATACATAAGAGAACAGAAAGAAAGCGAAGCGCCTCAAGGATTAATCTTCAAGAGCGATAAGGTTGTTTTTGTTGGCAAAGATCATGGCAAATCTATAAAACTTGGCGATGAACTTTTGCAAAAAATCAAAACTATCGGCAATCAGCATGGCTATTGGTATGAAGGTAATGGTGGTGATGTAGCATCTTCTAAACCTTTACCGACAGACAAGAAAGATTATGAAGGTTCTTGGGATGATGATATGCGTAAAAGTATCAAAGGATATCCTTCTGACTTTATTTTTGTCTTATTTTCAAATCCAGAAGTTAACGGTCAAAAAGATTGGATGACTAATCCAAATATGACAATCTTTGACAGTCTTATGAAAAATAACAAAAGACTGTATTTCAAAGATAGAGCATTTGATTCAACTACGGCTGTAAAGTTTTTGCGTGATTGTAGTCAAAAAGATACCGACTTTGTTGAGATGAGCAAGCAAATGGCTACTAAAGAAAATGTAGCCAAGTTCATTGATACGGGCGATAAACTAATGTGGCCTGATAACTGGGATGAGTATCCAAACAATGCTGGTAAAGTAGCACATAGAGCAAATCAGATCAGAGATAAGTTTTTGTTTAGTAGAGAATCTGGCGTGTATGTTACTGGTGCTGGTCATCTAAAAGATGTCGTAAAACTCAGCGATTCTTTGAGAATAATTGGCGGAGAAAAAATAGGATAATGCCAAGATATGAGGGTTATAATAACAACCCAAATCTACCTAGAGAATCTTACATTCACTCGTTCACTCAGTTCGAGATAGACGAGTATATCAAGTGTGCGAACGATCCTATCTACTTTGCCACAACTTACATGAGAATCGTCAACGTTGATAAAGGTTTGATGCCTTTTGAGATGTGGGATTTTCAGAAAGACATGCTTAGAACCTTTCATGAAGATCGATTCTCTATTTGCAAACTGCCTCGTCAGGTAGGTAAAACAACAACAGCAGTCGCTTTCATTCTTCACTACATTCTATTCAACGAGAATGTCAACGTAGCTATTCTGGCTAACAAATCATCAACCGCTCGTGAAATTCTTGGTCGTCTTCAGCTTGCATTTGAATATCTGCCTCGTTTTCTTCAGCAAGGTGTTAAAGAGTGGAACAAAGGCTCTCTAGAGTTTGCTAACGGCTCTAGAGCATTAGCCGACTCGACTTCTGGTAGCTCTGTTCGTGGTAGATCGTTTAACGTTATTTTCCTTGACGAGTTTGCGTTCGTGCCTAATAACATTGCCGAAGCATTCTTCATGTCAACTTATCCGACAATTTCTTCTGGTCAGAGCACCAAAGTCATTATCGTATCTACACCAAACGGTCTCAATCTGTTTTATCGTATGTGGATGGATGCTGTCGAGAAGCGAAGTCTGTATAAGCCAATTGAGATTCACTGGTCTATGGTGCCAGGTCGCGACGAAGCATGGAAAGAACTAACTATTCGTAACACGAGCGAAGATCAGTTTCGTCAGGAGTTCGAATGTGAGTTTATTGGTTCTACAAACACGCTCATTCATCCAGCAAAGCTTAGAACTCTTGTTTTCAAGAATCCTATAGCAAAAGATGGTTTTCTTGATATCTATGAACAACCTGTATCAAATAAAACATATTGTATGACCGTAGATGTTGCAGAAGGTCAAGGATTAGACTATTCAACTTTTTCTATTTTTGACGTTACTCAGATACCGTATGTGCAAGTTGCTAAATATAGAAATAATAAGATAGCGCCATTGCTATTTCCTACCGTAATTCTGCAAGCGGCGCGTAAATATAACGACGCATTTATTCTGGTCGAAATCAACTCAATAGGTCTTCAGGTATCAGACATTCTTCACTTTGAACTGGCTTACGACAATCTAATCAAGATTCAGGTAAAGGGTAAACAGGGTCAGATATCTACGCCCGGATTTACAAAGAAAGTGGCTTACGGACTCAAACAGTCTGTGCAGACAAAAAACATCGGATGTGCTAATCTCAAAGCTCTTGTTGAGTCTGATAAGCTGATTATCAATGATGCCGACACAATTATGGAACTGACGACATTCTCAGCAGAGAAGAAGTCATTCAAAGCCGAAGAGGGCAATAATGACGACTTGGCTATGACCCTCGTCAACTTTGGTTGGCTAACTGCACAGAGATACTTCAAAGAGAATATAAACAACGATATTAGAAAAATTCTGCAAGAAGAACAGATGAATATTATGGATACAGATATAGTTCCATTTGGAGCCATAGACAATGGAATTGACGATCCTTGGGATAATCCTGTAGATGCTCAGGGAGATTATTGGATAGAAGACAGAAAAAAGCTTTATCCTTTTGATAATTTTGCATGGGACTGGCGACAGAAGCTATAAATCTTGATTTTTCTAAATATTATAGGAAAAAGTATGGTGCTTTTCATAAAGGAGAAATACGATGGCATTTCAATTGTCACCAGGTGTTAATGTAACTGAAATTGACCTAACTACAATCGTACCTTCGGTAGGTACTACAGAGGGTGGTATTGCTGGAACTTTTAGCTGGGGTCCTGCAAATACCATTGTTTCAGTTTCTAACGAAATCGAGCTTGTAGATCGTTTCGGTAAGCCAACTCTACCAGCAAACAATTACGAAACATTCTTTACAGCCGCTAACTTCCTCTCTTATGCCAGAAATCTAAGAGTTGTTCGTGCTATTGATGCTTCAAACGCTAAAAATGCTGCGAATACGTCTGGCGAAGCTCGTCTCATATCAAATATTGATGACTATCAACAAGTTTATGACACTTTGGCAGAAACACTAGGCACCGGTAATACATCTCTATTCTTGGCTAAGTATCCGGGTTCACTTGGAAACAGTCTTAAAGTTTCTATATATCCAGCATCAAGTCCTACAGCTTTCGGTTCTTGGCCTTATAACAACTATTTTGATGGTAAGCCAAGTACTTCATCATATGGCTCAAGAAACTTAGCAGCTAACGACGAAGTTCACATTGTTGTTGTAGACGAAGATTCTACAATTACAGGAACCGCAAACACAGTTCTTGAAAGATTTGCATATGTTTCAGTAGCTAGAGATGCTAAAAATGAAGACGGATCATCAAACTACTACGTTGATGTTCTTCGTGATCAGTCTAAGTATGTTTGGGCTGTAGCTTTCCCTAATGGTTCAAACTGGGGTGTTACAGCAAATAGTACAGGATTCAAAGCTGATGCATCAAACTCTGTAGTAACGGTTTCTCTAACGGGTGGTGTCGATGGTAATCCTTCAGATGCTAACTTGATAGGGGCTTATGGTAAATTCAGAAACTCTGACGAAGTTGATGTTTCTCTTATTATGATGGGTTCAGCTAACGCTTCGGTATCTAAATGGGTTATCGACAATATTGCTGAGTTCCGTAAAGATTGTGTAACTTTCGTTTCACCTAGAAGTTCTGATGTTGTTAATAAGTCGGGTAATGAAGTAACAAACATCACAAACTTCAGAAACAATATTCTTAACACATCATCTTCTTACGCTGTTCTCGACACAGGTTGGAAGTATCAGTTCGACAAGTACAACAACATTTATCGTTGGGTACCTCTAAACGGTGATATTGCTGGTCTCTGTGTTCGCACAGACTTCGAGCGTGATCCATGGTTCTCACCAGCGGGCTTCAACCGTGGTCAGTTGAGAAATGTTGTAAGACTTGCATGGAATCCTAACAAGTCACAGAGAGACGATCTTTATAAGATTGG